ATAAACAGTCCATCCAGATGTTGAGCCTCTGTTTTTACAGACTATAAACTCTGGTGCTTGGTTTAAGCCGTGACCGATAGTAGCACCTGATGTAGCGTTACCTGCATAACTAACAATACTAAACCCGTAGGCAGTATTCGCCTTGACAGTTGAAGTGATGCTACCGTTTGTGTTAGATACAGGAGAGCCACTACCTGCGTCCCAACACCACGCTACGTAGTTATCACCAGAGTCATTAACTTGTTCATCGCCAGATGATCCGTTAGTTAAGCTAAAACCATCAGAATCAAAAGATGTGACGTAACCTCTAGGATTTGGATCAACTTCTGCGTCAGTATCTTTAGAGCTTAATACAGCCGAACCACCACGAATTGAGTCAACTAAGACATGATCCCAAGCATCACTACGATTCTTAATCCATACAAAATCTGGTTGAAACCCTACACCCGTGACTGACCTAGAATTATTATTACCACGCCAAGTAACAGTGTTAAACCCTTCAACCGTCACGTCTTCATTGAAAGGCAGGTAGAACCCGTTTGTGCCGTAGGTGACCGATGGTGCTTTAGGTATCCAGATGCCAGATTTCAGTTCACCAAAGTCATCGGCTGTGTAGGCTGTACCGTCTGTGAAGTGGACTTCGGCTAGGTAGCCGTCAAAGTAGTTTCCTGCGGGAAGACCTAATTGTGGAATTGCTCCACGCCTGCCTAAAGCGTGTTCAGTAGTGTTGTTAATTGTGGTGTCTGCATTTTGAGATGGATATGTAGCAGTTGAAAACGCAGTAACTTGAACACCATTAACGTAAATTTTTACACGATCAGCCGCAGTAGCTTGTGTTGTGTCAATAGATGCTACAAAGTGATACCAAGCAGAACCATCTCGTTGCACTTGCTCTGGTATAACTCCTGTACCAATTCCAAGACGCCCAATGTTTACATTAAATTTATTACCATCTGAAAATAAAATAACATCTCCACCTTGTGATCCGGCAGAGAATAGTACAAATTGACTAGTATCATTTGGGATATTCCCACGCTTAACCCAACCACTCCAAGTCCACGTTTTACGATTACCCGCAGACGCAGGAGTCCAATTCAGATAAGCATTATCACCATCTTCAAACCGCAAAGACTGGTCAATGGTTGTGGGGTAGAACTCTGTAACCCCAGATGACTTAGCGTGGCCTTGAATAATTGACATTAAGCACCTGCACTTGTGATGGCTTGTGTGACTGAAACAGCAACGTTTGTGCCGTCAGAGTAGTAAGACATAAAGTACACACCTGCTGTTGAAATCGTAGAGAGGTCAGCCGCAGAGATGTAGGTAGTAGCCGCCGCAGAGATCACATGACCGCCTGAGTTGTCCAACCAGATGTTGCCAGACTGTCCTGATGTGATGTTCGTAAAGGTCAGTGTGCCAGTGCCTGTTGGAGTACACTTGAAGTTGTTGGTAGCGTTCATGTCAAAAGACAGATCGTTGTCTGTAGTGATGGTTCCACGAAACGATGCTGTGAGTGTGTCTGCTGTGTCTGCAAACAATGTGTCTGCATCGTAGCCTTGTACTGTGGAGCCTATGTCAGAGTCCACAACTACATTGCTTCCACCGTTCTGTAACGTTCCTGTAAAGTTAGCAGTGGTGTCATCATACTTGGCAGTGTCTGCATCGTAGCCCTGAACCGTAACACCGATGTCAGTATCTACAACTACGTCACTACCGCCATTTTGTAGTGTGCCTGTGAAGTTAGCGGTTACATCATCGTACTTTGCTGTATCGGCATCGTAGCCTTGGACAGTAGACCCAATATCTCCTGGCTGTAAGGCTGTGTCAGCCAAAGATCCCTGTGCTGCTGTTGCGTAGTCTGTAGATGCAGTGGTAGCTGCAGTGCCTAGACCTAAGTTAGTTCGTGCAGTAGCCGCATCATTAAGATCAGACAGGTTATTGGTAGCGAGTAATGCACCACCCAAAGATACATACGCAGCTACCCAGGATGCACCGTCATAGACACGCATCTCATCATCAGTGGTATTAAAGTATAGCGCACCAGTGACTAAGGCATCGCCATCATTGTCTGTAGCAGGGTCTGATGTTTTATCGCCTAGATAGCGGTCATCAAAAGCATCGTAAGAAGCTGCAGCACTATTTGCATGCCCTAAGGCTGTTGTAGCGTGCCCTGCGGCTGCAGTGGCTGAGTTAGCCGCGTTTGTAGCCTGTGTAGACGCAGTAGAAGCCGAACCTGCTGCTGCAGTGGCTGAAGAGGACGCTGAAGATGCCGAATTAGCTGCGGCAGTGGCTGAGTTAGCTGCGTTTGTTGCTTGTTCGGTAACTGCAGTAACTGTAGCGTCTGTGGTAGAGTCACCGGCTCCACCAATACCACGAAAAATCGCCATTAGAATCTCCAGTGTATAAAATTAGGAAACCCCCTCCGAAGAGGGGGCTAAGTAGCTTAGGCTGGGAAGATAAGTGCCAAAGCTGACTCAGGACGTAGAACTTCTACACCGTACAGAGTATCTGCAGTGAAGAGGTTTGCAAGGTATTCTTGCTTGTACTGAGTTTGTGAGCGAACACCCATTTGCTCAACAAGTACCATTGCATCACGGTGACCAAGGATAGAAGCCTTGAGATCGCCACCTGCAGTGTTAGATGCAGCAGTTTCTACTGTTGGGCAGTTTGTTGAAACGTAGATGTCAACACCGTACAAAGAGCCGATGAGTCCATTTTCAACAGGGCGGCCTGACACGAAGTCAGAAGAGTTGTAACGGTCAATCCCACGGATTTCAGCAGCTACTGAAGGTGGGATAACCAAGAAACGCTGATCCATTGGCGTATCGTTGTCATCCAACTGCTTGATAGCCTGACGGAAGCCTTGGTCAGTGAACACGTCAGCAGTTCCAACTGTATCGATTGCATACGCAGTCAATACACCGTTAGAGTCTGATCCAGTTTCAATGTAGAAAGAGTTGCTGTGAACCCAGTCTTGACCTGTACCTGCATCATCACCCAACTGCTTGCCAAGAGCAAACAAATCAGTGTCAATCTGCTTTGCAAGAGCATATCCTGCGTCTGAAGTGTAAAACTGACGCAATGAAGCAAGTGCTTGTGTTTCAGTGATATCTTCGATCAGACGTGAATACTCATAGTGCTTGTCTACAGCAACAACTACTTCTGATTCAGTGTTAGTAATCAAGCTAACCTGAGACTCAGCAGTCTTTACTGAAGCATCGCCACGAGTAGGTGCAGGAATATGAAGAGTGTCACCCTTCTTACCTGTCATAGGCATGCGGTTTACAAGATTTGCCAATACGAGTGATTTCTCGTAGGCCGCGATGATTTCGTCACTCCACAGCTCTGGAATAAAAGTAGCGGCTGTGGTATTCGTGACATGGTTAGTACCAAGTGCCATAATACATTCTCCTAAATGCTAAATTAACGCACACGGCCCTCAGCGTAGGCTTGCATAATGTCATCTGACAATGCTGTATAACGCTTTGGGTCCTTTCGCATAAGTTCAATAATGTCAGCACGTCTGTAGATTTTACGAGACTGTGGCTCTGACGATCCTTTAACCGAACCTGTTGAAGCGGCTTTCACTTGATTCTTCCGATCTTGTTTCTGTACTTGCTCAGTTTGTTGCACGATTGATTTACGTTCTTTCCATAAGGTTAGAAGCTCATCAGCAGCATCGTAGTTAAACTGCTTATCTGCCTGTGCATATAACTGTTGACGTACTTTAGAAGCCATTACCCATTCTGCAAACTTTTCATCTTGAATGATATCCATATAGTCTGGATGATTCTGTTGTAGATGATTTAAGATTGCGGCTTGTTTAGCCTGGGTAGTATATTGTTCAGCTTCTTGGATCTTCGGATGACTAGAAAGTTTACGCTCAATGTACTTGTCTGGATCATCAAAGAAGTCAATTTCTTCTTCTTTCGTGCTTTCTTGTGGGCTTTGTTTTTGTGCGAGTTGTGTCTTTACAAAGTCATCAACAATCTGACGCAATTCTCCAACTTCTGACGATTGACGGCCCAGTAGCTTTTCAGCTTCTTGGTGCATCCGTACAATTTCTTTAATGTCTTTGTTGCGATACTTGTCCGGTATGTCATCTTCTTCAGGAACTTCAGAGGTTACCTGTTCTTCAACAGCCTCTTCAGGTTCATCGATGGTGTTTTCTACCGATGTATCATTTAAATTTGCGTACTCTTCTTCGTTGTTGTCCTCTGCAGGACGCTCGATTAGTTTTGCCATATTAAACTCCGTGCTACAATAGCATTATGGATATTATTTCTTAGCGGCTCTCTCATGGTCCTTAGCCCACTTATCATCATAGTCTGGCCATCCAAACCCTTTGAAATGTGTTCGGACTGGAGAGATTATCCGCTGCGTTGTTTCACCACACTCAGGACAAGTAGAGTAGAACTCAGATGAGTCCACCCACTGTTCCTCAATGTGATTACACTCTGTACACTTAAAATCAAACCGCTTGATCATTCTCAAGTTCCTCGATTGATTCATAGTGCATACGAATACCGTTTTCAAAGTTCAGTATTCTTTGAAGTATTTGACGTTCACCTTTGACCATGTTGAGTTGGTCATTATCCTTAATATCTTCTATCCGATATGAGTCAAAGATTTCCTGCACATCAGTGATAAATTGTTTCCAACCTGGTTTAACAAAGATATCAAAGTAGGCTTCATAGTATTTACCGTCTTCTGGTGACAAAACATTCTCCTTTAAGGTGTTTTATCTTTATAGATATATCTTAGCATAAATCATGCCAAAAGTCAAGAGTCTGTGTTTACTTTTCTTGTAGAGGTTGTTTTAGGCTTTTCTTTCGCTTCTTCTAGCTTTTTAAGCCGTTCATCCATCTTTGATAAAACTTGGTTGACGTTTTGTAAGATTTTATTCATATCTGCTTGGGTGATCATGAATCATTCTCCCTCATTTGCTTTTCTACAATAGCCTCATCAGATGCGATGGACCTCTCTTTTAACAACAGTTCTGCAATCTTAGCCCTGCGGTTAAATTCTTTTTCGTCTTGATCTCCAGGTTGAAGATTGGTTGACAAAACTTTGATGCGATCAGTTTCAGCCTCGTAAGGAACAAACTGCGCTTCAACAGCGTTCTTCTGTGCACGTGACTGAGACTCTGCAGCCTGTCCTTGCAATGTAGCAATCGTAGCCTGTGCTTGCTCCATCTGTAGTTGCATCTGCTGCATTTGAGCTTCTTGCTGTTGTGGGTCAGGTTGCATAGCCTGCTGAAGACCTGCAATGATTTCTTCACGGTTAGATAAGTTCATGTTATCCACAATAGACTGGACAAGCATTGGGTACATTGGTGAATCCTGTCCCATTGTCTGTAGCAACTGCACCAACTGAGTAACTTCATACTCACGGGCAATAATGCCTAGAGAGCTTGATGCAACAAACTTGAAGTCCTGTGCAGGATACAAGTCAGGATCAAACTGCATGTAACGATATGCAGCCTTCTGCACGAACGGTAACAAGAAGGACTCTTGGAAGTTAATCAAGGTACGCTTATGACGCTTGATAATCGCTCCAAGTGACATGGAAATACCAGCGGCTGTTGAGTCACCATTGATTGATCCAGGAATACCTGCAGCGTCAATCGCACCGGTTGCCATCTGTACCATCTGTTGTAGTGCTGCAGCTTGGTTGAATGTGTTACCATCCAAGTTACCGAACTTAAACGGCTGTAAGATCTCTGCAGGGTTGCCATTGGTTAGAATGGTTTTACCTGGACGTACTTCCATCTTAGCCCCACGAGGCAACCTAGAAGCGTCTACAGCTAACATTGGGTGTACAGTCAATGCCAAGGCATCAATACGTGCACGAAGTTCTGTGTCAAGGGCTTTCTGAGCGTTGTAGCCTTTCTCGCATACACCACGTCCCCAGAACCGTCCAGGCACTACATCCCAAGGGAAAGCCACAACAGGGCGATCCTTCATCATGTAGGGGTTTTCTTCAACCTTCAGAAGCGTACCACCATTCGCAATGACTACGATGGCTTCAATAAACTCTCCTGATTCTTTTTCGCCTACAAACTCTTCATCTTCTTCTAAGAGTGCTTCATAGAAAAACTCTGTAGGAACTAAACCATAATACTTCGTCAGACGGACTTTATCGTCTGTGTACATGGTGATCTCTTTGTCAGGCTCAAGATCGGTGTCAGTGTAGGCTATATCAATATCACCTTCACGATAGATGCCTGCTTCCTGTCCTTGAATGACATGATGACGTGGCACAAACTCATCAATGGCTACACCAAGTGCATCTTCAATGCTTGTAGCTACAGGGTCAATCAAAAAGTTCTGGGGCATGATAGGACGCAATTTCACAACAAAGCGTTCAGCTTCAGTGACTCCGAAGGCCATCATTGCTCCGTCCATCATAGGCTGTGTTGCCGGACGCATCTCTAAATCTTCTTCGATGACAATTTCAGCCATACCAGTACCGAAGACTGCAGAGTTAATCAAGCACTCTGCAATAGCCTTACGAATCCCTGTACGCTGAAAGTCTTCGTCCAACTGATTACGAATCTGCTGTACATCAACAGGGTTCTGATCCGCCAAGTCATCTTTAATATCGAACCACTTACCACGTCCAAAGGTGGCTTCTTCAACCTCTGCAACAGAAGATTCTACTGCTTGCTGCAATGCAGGGCTAATAATGCGTGAGCGTTCTGAGTGCCTTAATGAGTCTTCGTGTGACCAAATACCACGCCATAGCCGGTAGTATTCATCAAATCTCTGTTCATAGTTTGACTCATAGTGATCTCGCCATTGATCACATTTACTGATAACCCAGTTCTCTAAACCGGCTAACACCTGAGAGCGATTTTCGTAGTCCATGTTAATATCCTGCTATCGGGTCTAAGATTTCAAAATCATCTTCTTCATAATCATAGTAGTAAGCAACTTTGGCTAACTGATCTATGTACGCTAAGGAGTCCACCAAGTCATCGTGGACCAGTGGATTTGGAAACTGGAATAACTGGTCTAAAAACTCTGTATTCCAATCTCCTTCAGCCAAGGCAATGTTGCCATGCTCGAAACGCCCTTGCAGCGCCCATACGATCCGGTCAGTCTTTTTCTTATTACCGTGCGTCAACTCTTCTACTCTGAAGAATCTTTGACCAGATTTCATCAAGTCTGTGAGGTATGGTATCACTGCATTGCGTAGCGCACCCTTTTCAATGCCTACCGCCACAGGCCTGTAATTATTGACAGCTTCAAAGATCTTACGGGCTGTGGTTTTAATCTCCCACCGTCCATAGATAATGTCAGCTACCCACCAACCGTACTCACCGGCTTTTACGATAGTAATAGCAGTGCAGTCCAGTTTTTTACCTTTGCCAGTAGCATTGGAAGCCACATCAGCAAATCCTGCCAAGTCAACAGCGATGTAGTAATCGCCTGTCTCTGGCTCTTCGTTAGAAAATTGAATCCAATCTTCTTTAAATATCTCCGAACCCAACGCCTCAAACGAAGCCAAAAATTCCTGCCTAAACGCATAGGAAGACATTGACTTCTTAGCCACATCGATTTCTTCTGGATCGAGCAACGGGTTGTCATAACTTGTATAGTGCCACGCCTGGTAGGTAGGATCATCACCAAGCTCCGCATACTTATACAAGTCATAGAAATGATTTCTACCCAGCGGAGTACCAATAAACAACGCATGACCTTTTTGGTCAGCGAGAGCAGGACGCAATACAGTCTCCCATACAGAAGGCTTCATATCTGCGTATTCGTCCAACACCAGAAACTTCAACGAGACACCTCGCATCGTCTCTGGTCTATCAGCACCTTTCAATGAGATTGTAGCCCCATTGATCAGTTTTATTTGCATGTTGTTGACATGGCTACCTGA